CGGGTTTCGCCATGCCTTATAGATTTTCCCTACGGCACCTTTACCGGCGTTTATTTCATAAGCGGGGTCAGTTGTATGTGAAGCCTTATCACTGGTCTCTTCCCAGAGATGCGCCCGGTTTCTCTCGACTCGCACCCAACTATGGGCAGTACCGACAACCTCATTAATTTTGATGTAAAATGAATCGTCAAGCAGCGAAACAGCTTGCCCGTTTGTATTTCCGGCAATCATGGCGGTTGAACCAGTGGCTTAAAGTGTTTGGCGTTCGGGATGCCGTAGAATTGAAATTTAAGCGATGCCAGCGAATTATCCTGCACGCCAATCGACCCATCAAATGAGACCAGACGGGCCGGACCTTCATATCGCAGCGTACCGGCATAGACTGCAATATAATACAGCTCGCCAGTTACAATTGATTGATATGTAGAGTTTGCGGGCCGTATATCATCAGCTTGAATATAACCGTCAATCGTGGCCTCAATGGTGGTGCCGCCCTTGATGGAAAAGTTAAACCCATTAAAGGCGGTGGTCTCGTATGTCTTTATGCTGGAAGTTTCATTAATTTTGACGGTGGCATGATTGAAAATATAGTCAGGCGTCGGGATTGTGCCATTGGCGTAATATGTGCCCATTGCAGCATATTGAACCGATATTCTGCCTGATGGCTTGGCAAGGCCTGAGCCTGTGAACGGTTTGTTAATGGCTGCCATGTGATCGCCTTAGAATGGTGCTGGATTGACTGATGGGCTAACGGTTGACGCCAGCGGGTCGAAGCCATAATAAAACAGCGGATAAGGTGAATTAGCTGTGGTGTGTTCACCATAAGCATAAATGCGATTTTTATAGTTGTCGTATTTATTGCCAGACCAATCGACCGTAATGTTACCTGTTGTCGCGTTTGCTGACGGCTTAATCGTTGCCCATGCATAAGACAGGTCACGAACCACGTTCACACCATTGGCAGTCGTGTTTGATGTGATGTTCGCAGGCTGGACAGGTACAAGATTCCAGTCTATCGGCTTGGCGGTGAAGTGGTGGACAATCTTATACCCTGACGTGCCAAGCGGAGAGATTACGCTGTCAACGTCAGATCCTTCATAAAGCAGTGTGCCCGCTGGCCATTGCAGAATATCATAAAGGTTAATTGTTCCTCGCAACTTCCGCATTTTGGCCAGATCAACTCTTGTTTTTTCAACAAAAGGATATTCAATTTCGATTTTGTCTTTTGATTTAACAATCGGCCTGCCTTTGGGCAGAATTTCCGGTTTGTATGGAGAATTGCCAGTCAGAACAATATCCTTACCTGCTTTGCCGACTCCGTTGTTAGCGTTATCTTGTGGAAAATATACTGTAAGATTGGTTCCCGCCTCATCAAATTCACCAGTGCCATTGACTTTGACATACGCACAATTAATTCCGAAAGAATTGACTGGCTTTAATATCCAATCAATCGTGACCTCACAGGTTGCGGCATTGGAGATTGTATTATTGGCGGTGGTTCCTGCGGTGAATGTGGCATCTGTTGAAACACCACTGGCATTAACGGCATAAGGATAATAATCATTGTTTGGCTTGATAGTTGCCCGCTGGCTGGTTAGCAGACTGTTGTTATTTGCGTCCCTGAAAAGCAGATGTTCAATCTGGTTTTTGTAGTCATAAGACAAGGTGGCGTTAGCGGTCGCGTTTGCCTGAGCGTTGAACCGCTTTACCGGGTCTGTCAGTTCGCGAGCTTTGGTGAGCGTATCGGTGGAATAAGGCGCAATCCATTTTCCGGTATAGCTGCACTGGTTAATTTCCAGAGTGTAGCCAAAGCCTTCTGTGACTGGTATCCAGTTCGGAAACATGGTTTAGAAAGCTCCTGCCATTTGAGGCATACCAATCGATGCCAGCGTTGTTTTTTCGGTTACGCTCTTGGCCCCCTGCGGCCCCTTGGAAGCGATTGTCTGAATCCCGGCGTTGATTTGTTCCAGTACCGCTATTTGCTTTTCCTGAGCGGTTGCCATTACGCCATCAAGCAGGTTGGCAAATGCCGACGATCGCGACTGTGTGGCACTTGCCATCGTTTCGCCACCAGCAGCACCGGGCATGGCTGGGGCGGTTATGGCCGATTTCAATTTATTGCGGGTGTCGGCAATCGCCTGAACTGTAGGCAAAGCCGCTTCTGCCAATGCCGTTTGATTGTCAACCATGCCAGCCTGTAAACCGTCACGGATAGCTTGTATATTGTTTCCTGAGCCAAGCCCGACAGACGCCAGCAGTTTTTCAAAATATTGAGCGACTGAAAGAATTGTATCTGCAACAGATCGCAGCATCAGGCCAATAAAATCCATTGGCTTTTTGAAAGCGGCAGAAACAGCAATGGCAATTTCACCTAAAGCCGATGAAAACGATTCAATGAAGCCAAATGTGGTATCAACCAGAAATGGCAATGCCGACTGTAAAACAGTGCCGACAGAGACAACAGCATTAAAAATAGCCTCGCCAGCCCTTGCCAGCGTGCCATCCTGCACTTTTGCCAGTATCTGGGTCAGAAACCCATTTCGGAACAATTGAAACGCTTGAGCGGCACCTTGCAGGGCTTGCCCAACAGCCTCAGAAACAGCACCGGAGCGAATATCGCCAGCCCGCGAAAGGTTGGCAAAACTCATGCTGGTGCGTGCAAAGTCGCCTCTTGCGCGGGTCGTTTGACTCATGAACGCATCAAATGCGGCTTCGCCTAACGGCTTACCAGATTTATTGAGCTTTTCGATGCTTGTATATACGTTGAACCGCCTTAACGGCTCAATCTGGCCAGCCATCAGCGATTGGAAAGCCGCCTGAACTTCTGCGATGGATGCGTTATCCTGCGAAGCCACGTCAGCAAATCGCATTTGCAATTCCATTGCCTTTTGCGTTGCCACATCCGTTGACGTGCCAAGATTTGTCATCGCCGTAACGATGGAAGAAACGCTATTGAGCGTATCTTTCACGCCACCCATGCCAGCACTGGCCATCGACTGGGCAAACGCTTTTGCCTGGTCGGCATTGGCTCCTAAAAGCACCTCAGTCTTAGAGACCGTTTCATTAAGGTCAGAAGCAGCCCGGATTGCGTCACCAATGCCCGTATTGATGCCGTTTGATAGCATTGACCCTAAAGCCGTGCCGAGGGCTGTAGAGCCAACTCTGGACGCAAATGAGCCGAGCATACCGGCAGCCTTGCCGAGAGCCGTGTTAAGGCCTGAGACATTGCCGCCAATCTGGACAAATAAATCACCAACTTTGGCCATAGTACGCTCTCATGTTTTCAATCATTTCAGCCAGCTCATAATCCTTCAGGAATCCCGGTGGCGTGGATTCTTCGGTCAGGATGGCTGTCAGTTGAATGGGTGTTAAATTCAAAACGGCGTGATAATCCATTTTGAGTTCAACGACACAGTGCCGAATCAGTTTGTGCCAGTTGGTTGGGATGCCTGATTCGGCGTTTGCGAGTTTGGGTCGTCAAGCCTCTTGCCAGTCAACCCATAAACAGCCATCGACGCGAAAGCCTGCGGCGTGATGGATTCGGCAATCGTTTTAATCTCTTGCTCGGTCAGTTCCGGGTGGTTCGGTCTGACCATGCCCTGAATCATTGCCGTTTGAATTTCAATAGACGATTCAATCAATTGCAACCCTTCCGGGCTATCCAGTGCAGAAGGCCAATAAGCACGGGCTTTCATGGCTTTTTCAAAGATGGCGGCGGCCACCTTTTCCGGCTGACCTTCAGCGGCTTCTCTTGCCAGCTTGATCGGGTCTGGCTGCACCTTGCGGATAACGGCTTGAATCTTCGAGCGTTCACCGATTGTCAGGGGTGAAAATTTCAATTCACGCCCGCCAATGGTGAACGTCTCAAAGTCATAGCCTAATTCATTCAGTGGAAATGAGGGCATTAATTAAACCTTGGTTACAACAGCATTGGTTCTGACAGATACATCACCATTAGAAACTAGCGACAAATCAAGATTATGATTGTCGTTCGGGTCAAGCGATGATTCAAACTTAGTGATCATAAATTCGCCGCCGTAGGACTGGCAGCCATTTACGATATTGGCTGTTACATACTGCCCCGGCTTCATACCAGCCGTAAAGTTTGCCGATGCGGTGCCGTTAGCCAGCCCGGAAGCCGAAATATAACAGCTTGCCGATAATGAGACCTTGGCCGCACCTGATGATACAAGCGTGCCGGAGCAGTTTGTCGGAGCTTCGATTTCATTTACTTCATCTGTCAGTGAACCTGACTTGATGGCAAGCTGAAATGTGGCTGGCGTTGTGTCTTGTGTCACCAGCGTGATATTGCCATTCTTGAAAGAGACTGGCCGCCCTAGATGTGCCATTGATAAGCACCCTTTCTATTAGTTGTCAAAGATCTGGACATCCACCGAAAATTCAAACACCCATACATCGACCTGACCGACCTGGGCCGGTTTGGCCATGTTGTCAGGCGATATGCTGACCGTCACGATTTTCTGATTTGTCAACGATTCCATGTGCAGCATAGCCGCCTCGGCCTGCGTCCACGTGGTTTCTGCTGACGATGTAATGATTGATATTTTGTAATTAAACGTATCCTGTTTCATTCCCGCCGAAATGTAATCGCGAGAAAAGCCGGTGGCTTCCAGCACGGCAACAGGCACATTCAGCGGCTCAGGCAGATATTCCAGCCAAAGCGTTGGTAGGTTTGCGTTGGTCTGCCAGTATGTTTGAATTGTTGAAGGTAGATTAAAACTCATGTAATACTCGGTATCGGTAAGCGTGCAACAATCGTTGCGGCTGTGTGATGGCCCATCAATCCCGGCTCAGAAACGCTTATGACTTGCCCGGTGATTGTGTTGCCGTTTGGGGCCGTGACACGAATCCAGTTTGATGTTGTTAATGAAACGGAACCGGGAAGATAAACGCGAGCCGTTTTGGCTGTTTGTTCAATCGGTGCATCATCCCGCGTTTCTGTTCGCAGGTCGCACCTCGCTTTGGTGGTTGAAACAAGCTGAAGCGATTGAACAGGTTGACCCATCGCCCCTCTTGTGTTTGTCTCAACAAAGATTTCAGCAGTTGAGTTAAGAAGATTGTAGGGAATCGTCATATCAGAATGTTCCCGATTTCTTTAGCAAAAACCTGATCAATCTCAGCCGCTTTTGATTCAAGCGCTGGCTGCATATATGGCCGGGGTGCAAGGTTTACCAGTCCCTTACCGCCAAGCTCCTGAATGCGTGCATAGACCAGCTTATTGCCCGGGCCGATCTTGGCTCCCAAGCCGCCTTTTGTCTTTTGAAATACAATCGACCGTTGTAGTGTGCCGGTCTGCTTGTGCGGTGGCGTGCCGGGTTCTGATGCCTGTACCCATCTAAATAGCGGATTGGCATACCAGTAGATGCGATCATTGCTACCCATTGAGCCACCGAGCGTGATCTTTGATTTTTTGCCTATGACCGTTTTTTTGCCTGATAATGCTTCCATGCCCTGCTTAAATCGCAGTTCGGTTTTTTGAGCACCTGATAACTTGCTGACACCGCGGCCTTTAACTTTATTAAGGCCCAGTTTGGCCGTTACGCCCTTACCGCTGACTTTCAACAGCGATATAGCTTCACGCTGCACAATTAATGCAGACTTCAGCACCGCCTTTTCAACAGCTTTGCGATACTTGATTATTGCCAGCTTGCCTTTCCAATTCAGATTGTATTTGTAATTAATCATCCTACCGCCACAATCTTGTAAGGTGCCCACAACATCTGAATGGCGACCGGAATGCTGCCCGCTTCAGGCGTGGCATAACTGACGTCATAATCGCCGATTTTCTCTTTGATGATCGTGCCGCCTGCCGGGTTAGATGTCGCCATCCATTCGGCACACATCGCAATACCGGCCTTGACGCTATCAGTCAATTCGGCACCTGTAAAAGTCCGCCCTGTGAACTGGTCAAGCATGGTCGATGCGGCAGTGAGTAAAACAGTGGCACGCATGGCGGACACACTGCCAAGCGTTTCAGCAAATAAGGCCGCTTCGTTTTGTGTTATATATGCAGGCATAGTACAGTAGTCTTATTTCAGGTGGATAAACAAAGTAAGATGAAAACCGCCCCCGGCTGCCGAAGCATCTGACAACCGGGAACGGCGAGGGGCACGCCCTCAAAACTTACACGAGTTCCTGAATAATCTGGAAGGCTCGCGGATCTCTCACGGCACCGCCAAAGCGGTATTTCACCGCAATACGCACACGGTTGGCATAGGCCAATGATACCTCATCAATCGCGACGGTGAAGCCCTGCCGCAGAAGTAGGATGTATTCGTTAAAATCACCTAAGACAATCGACTTAGGCGTTGATGCACCCGATGCAGGCACGAAGCCGTTGAAGTAAACCGGCTGGCCCATGATGGAAGGCGTAATACCTTGCACATAACCAGAGTCGGCAGAACCTAAGAAAAGGCTTCTGTTGGTGCTGTCATTCAACGCAACCAGCTTGCCATGAGTCGCACGACGCATGACCCATGAAAGGTTCGTCGCGTACTGGTCAGCAAGGGCATAGAAGCCGTCAATCACCTTTGATGCAACCAGCGTGTTATTGCTGGCCGTTTTGGTGATGCCGACTGAACTGTTTGAAATCACACCTTCGGCTTCGGTCGATGCGGTCACACCGTTAATGACCTGATTATCAACCACAGCAGCAAAAGCCTTGCTGGCCTCTGTCTGGATGTAGTTGCTGATGCCTGCCACATCGGCGAAGAAATCAGCCGATACGTCAGTAAACATCGTGCCGGTGTTAACTGGAATCGTTAACTGGGTGAACGGGCCGGTGTCGATCTTTGACAGCGTGGTATTGACTGTTTCACCCATGAACGGGCGGAACGTCGTACCATACTGCGGCGCGGTGGTGATGTTGTTCGTGTTTGAATCACGAGGGAACGTCACCTGATTGACATTTGTGTTAATGACGCGACAGATGCGTGTCATTACAGGGGCAACCGTTCTGCCGACAACCACATCAAAGCGGAAATCAGGCGTAACGGTGTTCGTGCCGTTGGTGGTGGTGCCAAGTGTCATATCCTTACTGAAGGGCATATAAAACTCGTTTGAGGGCAAACCGAAGTCGCCGCCCTTGCCGTACACTTCCAGCATATTCCGCAGGCTTGAACTCTTGACCAGTTCAATGCGACCGCGTGCCTGAATCAGTGCCTTGAAAGCCTGATGATATTCAGGTGATGCCAGTGCCGACTTGTCAGACGGATCGGCAAGCCCGCCATTATCCAGCACGCGGCCATCGTAAGAGACACGGGCGGGCTGATATTGGACATTAGCCCCGTAAACGGTCGGTTCGGGCCGATTCGGTTGACGTGCCATCTTTTCAATCATCTGGTTCGCACGCTCAAGCGATGCGGCCAACTGATATTCGGAATCACAGCGTTCAAGCTGGTCCATCAGGCTCGACAAGTCGGCAGACTTCTCTGCCCGAACTTCGTCAGGGGCTGAAACCAGTTCGTCACGCAGGCCCTGAACCTGCGCAGCCAGTCGGAGACGGTCTTCAGCAATCGCCGAAGCCGTGCGAGTCTCTGTCAAAGCCATGTTATGGCCTCCTTACTTATGTCGCCGGTTTGGCGATTGAAAATCAGAAATGACACGATCAGCAAGCTCGCATCGCTTGACTAAAGCGGTGAAATCGAGCAACTGACCGGCCACTTGCACAAAGCCAGTGGGTGGTAATGCCGGTGTATCACAGTCGTCGTGAGACTTGACTGCAATCACTTCCGCGCCGGGGTTGGCGGGGATAGGCACGATGGAGACTTCCAAGACCTCTGCCACCTCACTGATCAGGTTCGCACCTGACTTGGCGAGCTGCTTCTGGGCGTCGCTTGGCTTGTAGTTGTATTTCTGCCAGAGTTCGCGGATGGCTGAATCTGGGATGCGTGTCGGACGTTTGGCGTAAAAACTAATCGACATTTTCCGCAATGCCTTTTCTTTAAGTAATTGGCGTACTTCCTGCCCTGATTTCGTGGCAGATAATGCGACGTCAACCATCAGGCCGCTTCTGTCTTCGTGGGCATCGATCAATGTGCCGATCACAGCAGATGTCTTGTTTTCATGGTCGGCAAGCACCATGCCGCCATCGTCCATAAATGTTTGGATAGCACCAGAAAAGGCACCGGGCAGAATGATGTCGCCCTGCCGGTCAATGTTGAGAAAGCGGGCGGCATAG